GGCATGTCTTCGTGGTTCTTAGCTTTCGCCTGTAAGATTTCTCTGGCTTCTTTTACCAGATCTAATCTAATTTCATATGGAGTCTTGTTAGACATTTTGTTACTCCCAAATTTTACTTATGTAATATTTATACAATTTGGGTGATAAAGTAATCTATGTACTTAATGATAGTTGGCACTTTGACCCAAATGGTAGCGAATCATTTGTTGCCCAGCAGTTCCCGCTGTTGACGCCTGCGAGGTAGAAACTACCACGGTCCTAAGGCGTTAATGTTATTTATTAAAGTATGAAGTTATATAGTTCTATTGGTTTAATATCAGGCGTTGTTTTACAAAAGTCTTCAAACTCCTGCAATAAGTTAGCTAGATCGTCACCTTTAGTAATAACTCTAAAATTATTTAAATCAACTTTCTGTGTATTTTCTAAAAATAAATTTAAAGGTTGCCGATATTTTAAATCAAACTCATTATAAACTCCTGTACGTTTTGCTAGGTGCATTTTTAGTAATTCAAATCCTGTGTTCTTCAAAAGAGGAGGTAATATATTTGCACCTAACTCAGAGTAAAATAATTTCCTCAAGGGCTGACTTACACCACTGCTAGGAAAGTTTTTATCTATTACTAGCTTGTGTTTTTTTGTTACATCAACAAAATGCTTGAAGGACAAATAATGAATCTCTGGAGAAATGGAAAACATTTCTTTTATTATCAATTTTTGATTTATTTTAGCATAATTTAAAAAAGGTAAAGGTATAGCTAAGTACGATGCAGTATTCACAAGATGTGCCTTTTTTTCTGTGAAATCATATTGAAATAACGGAATGTCGCAACCTAAAAAAGTTGGATCGCTATTCTCTATGTAATCAAGCATATGTAACTGTAATGCTATTTGTGGGCTCGACAAATTATATGTCTTACAAAATTGTACGTGCTTGTTTTCCTTGAGGAACTTCTCGTAGTTAATTTCAATTAAAGAATAAGTATGCCCAAATCTTTTGCAATAACGTATTGCATGGGTTACATCAGGGCTGTTAAAAATACAGTCCTCCCATACGAATGCAAAAATATATACAGAAACATCTTTCTTTAACTGCGTCATAAGAGATAACACGAACTGGCTATCTATGCCGCCGCTTAAACATACGTTTACTTTGTTAAAACCACTAAATTCTGCTTCCCATAGGTCGTGCAAACTAACGTTGTTTTCGGGTCGGCTTAACAATAAGGAAACTTGACGCTGTTCGATATCAGGAAGAAAACCTTGATAAAATCGAGTTGAATCCAGAATTGACATTAAAAACTCCTGAGTATGATAAATACTTATATAAATTTATTGGTAGTATAACCATATCATGGAGCACAAATGGCTAGATATTTAATCACGCTGGACTCAGAAGTACATGCAGACAACACATCTGCACAAGCAGCAATTACTGCTGCCGGTGCTTCAGTAGTTAAGTCTTACACGTTTTCATTAACATTTGAAGTAGAAGCAACTGAAGAGCAGCTTGCTTCTATAACAGGAGTAGTTGAATCCACAGCTAAGAACACTGTTACATCAGTAGCTCTACAAGTATTTAACCAAACTCACTTAACCCATCTAGCTAGTGCTAGTTATGCACCAGCTACAGTGTATGAACCATTGAATACTGGTACTGGCGGTGATGTATACTTAGTTGATACCGGTATTTACGCTGATCACGAACAGTTTGCTGGTCGAAGCATTAACAATCTATACAGCAACTTTGATAGCGACTTCAGTGATACCGTAGGACACGGTACTGCGGTTGGTAGTGTTATTATTGGTAACGCACAAGGTGTATCAAAAGACGCAACACTACATAATGTTAAACTGTTCAACAGCGCCGTAGGCGATATCACTATCGGTGAGATTATCGACGCATTAGATGCAGTTTTAGTACACCATAACGCAAACAATCCGAGCAAAGCAAAAGTTGTTTGTTTACCGTGGGTAACAACTCAAAATAATTTCCTAGATAATAAAATTTCAGAATTAAATGCTAGTAATTTAGTTGTTGTTGCTGCTGCCGGTAACAATGGGTCAAATGTTAATAATTATTCTCCAGCAGGTGTAAATTCAATTATTACAGTAGGCGCATATGATGCAGATTATAATGTTACTGCATTTACTAACGTTCCGTGGACTGACCCTACTACCTCTTACTACACAAACTATGGAGCGTCACTAGATATTTTTGCGTTAGGTGTTGATATTTCGTGTGCAGACATTGCTGCATCTGATGCATATACAACAGCTTCAGGTACTAGTATGGCATCAGGAATTGTTGCAGGTGCTGCTATACAATGGATTAACAATTATCCGACTAAAACATCGGCTGAAATTAAAGACGTAATTCTGCAAGAAGGCCACCGAAAAGGTATGCAAAGGCTTATATTTGACGAAAACTTACCGTTTGCGTCAACTGATGTGTATACATCAATAGTTACAACTAGTTTAGTTGGGCAGGTAAGCATTAGTGATCTTCCATCAGGTAGAGTACTTAATGTTCAACTAGGACAAACAATCACTAAAGATCTAGAACTTAACTTAGCAAATGCAACAGATTTAGCTGTTATCTCATTTGCTCCAACTCCACCATGGATGACTGTTGATCTAGCGACAGGAATCTTAACTGTGGATACTTCGTCAATTGATCCTAGTCTTGTTCCAGGAATTTACTTATTTGGTATCAAGGGAACAGTTGATGGTAAGGTAATGGTTGAAGAATATTCTGTAGGTTTATATAACACCTCAGATAGTGAGTTAGAGACAGCTACTCAATATTATTATGATGATGACACAGAATCATATGATGAAGTAGTAAGTTACCAAGTTGCACCTAACCTGAGCCCATTTACTTCTCAAAAGAACTAAATTCAAAAAGTTTAAATGAATTAAAAAACCGTGTTAAATACTTAGCACGGTTTTTTTATGATTAATATAGATCTAACTACAAAGAACACAGTATACAATACTCTTGGTCCGCAAGCACAGTGGATACAACATCGTTTTGGCCGCAGGAACTATCCTGATCTAGAGCTTGAGTTAGATACTGTGGTTAAAATTGTACAAGAATCAGAAGATACAATTAACCTAATTTCTTGCTACGGTGATCCATCTAGCTATTCAAATATTTTAGATATTTTAGACAAAGTAAAAGAAAGTAGGTGCGTCTTCAACAGTCATTTAAGTTTCGAAAACGATCAATTGATTGATGCATTAAATAATAAACAGGCATATGTAGTAGTGCCGCTATTTGGCATAGAAGACCTGAACGATAAAATATTGTTACGTTCAAATTGGGATTTAGTTTTAAAAAATATTAAAAACTTAAAGTGTAATGTATGCATCGAGTTTTATACATATAGTTTTAATTATCACCAAATAGATAAAGTTCGTTCATTGTTTAATAACGATAATATAGAGGTTAAATTTAAGGAAGGGTTATATACTCATCCAGCTGGTTTTTCTCCTATAGTAGACGAAAACGGAAAATGGCTCTATGATGCATATTCACCTAAAAGTAAGTGGAAAGAGTTGCTTCAAACTGTTAATGGTTATAATTGTTTAATACAATTTGTGAAGCCGGTGAAAGGTAAATCTATTTTAAAAAATCCGTTAATCTATAGAATTGACGGGGTAAGCGCAAGAGATAATATAAGTATTTCTGTAACAGGAGATGTGTTTCCGTCTTATAATTTACTTGTGCAATTTTCTAATGCATTGTGTAACGACTGGACTTTAGCATTTTCTAAAATTACCGAAAGAGATAATGTAACTGTTAAAGAAGATTTTAGAAATGTGTGTATTGACTTAAGTAATATATTAGATTATTTAAAACAACAAAATAATGTATATAAGAACGAGTTTGATTCTATTCTAGCTAACCTTGCTAATAGCAATATCTGAAATATTGTTGCAATAATCATTCGGACATTCTGTCAGGCTTTTAGGTAATTCCCAACTTTCCAATGTAGCAATGTTACCAAAATGCTTCGCACCACACCAACTACTGTATATGTCACCGCTGGCATCTATATTTAGGCTTTCAAATCCTAAGTAGCATCGCATACCTTTGAAAGTGTTTAAGCCCTCATTAATGATCTGGTGATTTTGTACATACTTTGCAGTACCGTCATCATACATGAATTCAGTCATCCAATCTCGTGGATCAGGTTCAAACGCTGGTTGGTTAGGATCAGCTGGTGGCATTGGCATAGGTTTAATGCCGGGTCGTTTAATAATTTCTAACTCTGCTTCCGTATAGGGCCAATATGTTTCTTGTTTGCTACCACGCCCTAACAGCTTCTTATACATAGTCTTAACGCATATGCTTACATTATTATAGTTGTTACGTTCGCAGTCTTTAAACAGTTCGCGTAGCTCTTCTACATCGTTGCCTAGCTCGTCAATTCTACCGCCAATGCCTGCAATGTTAATGTCTATGTTAACATAGTCCTTAATCTCGTTAATAACACTTATAAGATGCTGTTTTTCCATGCTTTGTGGGTGCCACGTAATAACTACACCATTTAAATAGTGTTTGGCTTTGCTCCACCAATTAATAGTACGACTAGCATTAGTAAACACTACACTGCTACAGCCATGTTCGTTGATTTTACGTATAATATCTTCAAAGCCCGCCATTACAGTAACTTCGCCACCTATAAGCTCAAAGTGTACGCTTTTACCTATATCAGCATAATGACTGCATATACGGTCAACAGCATCTAAATAAGATTGTAGGGGTAACCAGGGACGACTACTATCATGTAATATAGGGGGACAGTATTCGCACTGGAAGTTGCATTGATTGCCCATGTTCCATTGTACACGGATTGGGCTATGAGGTTGTCTTGCGTGGGGGCCTTTAACTGATATCAGTTGAACCACAACAAAACCTTATGGACCTACAAATACCGATTTTGCACCGGTGTCAACTCGATGTTGGCAAAATGCAGTGCTTACGGTTGCTACAGTAACCGGTTTTCCATTAGCGTATACCGAACTGCTTCCGGTAACGATAGTAGATGCAGCGTGTGGAGGTTTGCCATGTGAAGACACTGTGTCACCTACAACACTAACAGTCTTAAACTCAGCTTGAACTAACGGTTTAACAGCGCCCGGGCCTGTAATTAACCCCTTGTTTACTAAACTACCTTTTACTAATCCTAATGCTGGCATAATAGTATTTATCCTTCGTCAGAGGCTGCTTCTAATGCCTTCTGCTCGGTGATCAAATCATTATAGTCTGCGACAGTACTAGCTAAAGTTTCCATTATAGCTAAAAACTGCTTGCCTTCCGTAATAATTGTATCAGCTCGTGCTGTTAGCGCAAAAGGTGCAAGAGCAACTGCGTCACCAGCTACTACAACAATCTTAGGATATTCTAATGTTAGTGTATCAGTTTCATCATCAAAACCTAGTAGGGTCGCAATAATTTCATCGCCTTTGGTAGTTTTTAATGTAACTACTTTTCCTAGTAGTTCTGTTAAATTATACAACATGTGTGATTTCCTGTGTTCATAGTGAACCTAAACTTGTAAGTCCAAGTTTGGTTTTAATTGTGTCTACACCCATACCGGAAAGTCCTTGATAGCCGCCGTCAACAAATAGTTTACCTTCTCGGTAAATTTGAGGCATGGTTCTATGACCTTCGGCAATAACAAAGTTTTTAGCTTCATCGCTAGTTTCAATGTTTACTTCTTCATATGGGATGTCATTATTCTTTAGCAGTGCTTTTGCTTGTAGGCAATAACCGCAATTGTTTTTTGTGTATAGTGTTAGCATTATAGACTAAATCCCTTAAATGTATCTTCGTTTACGTCCTGCTTAGTTCCGCCAATTACATAGCTAGTGATTTCTGTTTCTTGCGGTGCAACTTGTACTTCACCACCACTGATCCACTTCTGTGTCCAAGGTAGAGGATTGCTGGCACTGGTGCTATATGGTGCAGTAAGCCCAACAGCCCTCATACGTCTTGCAGCAATCCAATCAACATATTGCTTGAGTAATTCTGCGTTAAGACCAATCATGCTGCCGTCCTTGAATAAGTATTCGGCCCAATCTTTCTCTTGGCGAACTGCTTCCATAAACATCTCTAGTGCTTGCCCTTCACACTCAACAGCAATCTTTTCAAAATCTTTGTCATCTTGTGGTAGTAGTTTTAGCAATTGTTGTGTACTAGCCAAGTGTACGTTTTCATCGCGGGCAATTAGCTTAATGATCTTAGCATTGCCTTCCATTTTCTTTAATTCAGCAAATGCCCAACTACATGCAAAGCTGACATAGAAGCGTACACCTTCTAAAATATTTACGCTCATTAAACATAGCCATAACTGCTTCTTTAGCTCGTAAAGATCAACAACAACCTTCTTGCCATTAACAGTATGTTCACCTTCGCCTAGTAAGGTATACCAACTACTCAGCTCAATTAGTTTGTCATAGTTCTTACTAATGCTATCCGCACAAGTAATGATTTCTTTCATAGATGACATTTCATCGAACACTTTGCTTGGATCAGAATAGATGTTACGAATAATGTGCGTATAACTACGGCTATGAATTGTTTCACTAAATGACCAAGTTTCGATCCAAGTTTCTAATTCAGGAATACTTACAATAGGCAGGAAGGCAAGATTAGGACTACGACCTTGTACGCTGTCTAGTAGAATTTGACGCTTTAGGTTGCTGGTAAAGATATGCTGTTCGTGTTCAGTTAAATCTTTAAAGTCTTTAGCATCACGAAGAATATCAACTTCTTCTGGGCGCCAAAAAAATCCTAGCTGTTTTTCAGTGATTTTATCAAATTGGCGATACTTCAAAATATCATAACGTTGCATAGTGACACCGCCACTAGCATCCAGGAACATCTTAGACTGTGTGTGATCTTTTGTACTCTTAGAATTATATACCGAAATAGTCATACGTTTATTCCTAACTTTCTATTTAAATTTTGCAACTGTCGCAGTCATCTTCCTCGACTACAACTTCATTAAGTGTTTGTGGGGCAGATAGCTTTTCAACATCCATTTCGCCTTGCCCATCAAAAGTGTTATTATAATATAACTGCTTACCACCATATTTATAAAACATAACAATATGCTGTAGCAGTAAACTCATTGGGATTTTTTCGTCCTCATAGTGTTGAGGATTGTAACTAGTATTTACACTAATACCTTGGTCAATATACTTCTGAAGTACTGCACAAATCTTCAAATAGCCTTCCGGGCTCTTTTGATTCCATAATAAATCATACTTGTTCTTAAGGCGAGGATAACCAGGTACTACCTGCTTAAGTTGCCCGTGCTTGCTGCCTTTAATACTAACATAGCTACGTGGAGGTTCAATGCCATTAGTGCTATTACTAATCTGTGCAGATGTTTCTGCTGGCATCAACGCCATTAGTGTACTATTACGTACACCATGTTGTGTTAAATCCTTGCGTAGAGTTTTCCAGTCCATGCGCTCGGTGTGCTTGACTAGTTCGTCTACTTCCTTCTTATATGTCATGTTAGGCGTAATGCCTTCAGCATACTTAGTCTCGTTGCTCTTTAGACATGCGCCCTTTTCTTGTGCTAACTTTACGCTAGCCTTAATCAGATAATAACTCCACGCTTCAGCCCATTCGTCTACTAGTTCCAAATTTGGATTCTGATAGTTAGTGTCATTCTTAGCAAGCCAGTAAGCAAAATTAATGATACCTACACCAAGTGGACGGCGATTCATTGTGCTTAGGTGTGCGGCAATAACAGGATAGCTCTGGTAATCTAACAACTCATCTAATGCACGTACTGCTAACTCGCATGGCTTTTCAAAGTCTACAGGAGTCTTAATGTTGCCCCAGTTAATTGCGCTTAGTGTACAAAGACTAATCTCACCTTCTGGATCATTTATGTCATTGAGCGGCTTAGTCGGAAGATTGATTTCACAGCAAAGATTACTTTGTTTGATAGGAGCAACATCTTCCTTAAACGAGCCATGTGTATTAGCATGGTCAACATTCATTAAGTAGATTCGACCTGTATCTTTACGTTCTTGTACGTAAGCACTGAATAAGTCAATTGCCTTTACAGTCTTTTTACGTAGGCGTGTGTTACGCTCTGCTGTTTCATATAGTTCTCTAAACTTGTCTTGGTCGTTAAAGAACGCATCATACATTTCAGGAACATCATGGGGTGAAAACAGTGTAATGTCACCACCAGTGATTAGGCGCTCGTACATTAGCTTGTTAAACTGCACACCATAGTCCATGTGACGTACACGGTTGTCTTCTGTTCCTTTGTTGTTCTTAAGAACTAAAATATCTTCAACTTCTAAGTGCCAGATCGGATAGTATAGTGTTGCTGCTCCACCACGCACTCCGCCTTGACTACAGCTTTTTACTGCCGCCTGGAATAATTTATAGAAAGGGATAACACCAGTATGAGTTGCATCACCATTACGGATAGGCGAACCAATAGCACGGATACTGCCTGCGCCGATACCGATGCCCGCCTTCTGGCTTACATACTTTACTACCGCGCTAGATGTTGCGTTAATGCTGTCTAAGCTGTCTCCGCTTTCAATTAGCACACAGCTACTGAACTGACGTTGAGGAGTACGCACGCCTGCCATAACAGGAGTAGGCAAGCTGATGTCAAAGGTACTGATAGCATCGTAATAGTCCTTAACGTACTGTAGACGTGTTTCGTTAGGGTACTTACTAAATAGGGTTGCACTAATCATCATGTATGCAACTTGAGGTGTTTCGAAAATCTGTCCTGTAGCACGATTCTGTACCAGATACTTACCGCGGAACTGTTCCATGGCAGCATAAG